CGCTAGCCCCCAATAATTAGCCGGCGGATACGTTAACGACGCCAAGGTTGTTCCAAAGCTGACCAGCAACAGTTGGATCTGAAGTGGGCAGGTCTTTGATGATGACCACGCTGTTGGTGCCGTCGTGGCTGATAGAGATGTTCTCGGTGACAGCCGCAGCTCCGGACGCCTTGCTGATGTCCTTAAAACCGTTTTCTGAGCGAACGGGGCCGTTGAAAGTAGTGTTGGCCATGAGGATCTCCTGTCTTGGCTAGTGTCTGATGTTCCACATGGAACAATCAGTCAGGAAAGAAAAGGGGGCCGAAGCCCCCGTAGGATTAGGAAGTTCCGGGCGAGCCGTAGATTCCCAGAGGATCGGATACGCCGAAGCTGTATCGCTCGCGAGCCTTGTACCGGACGTTACCGGTATCAAAGTCGCCGTCCATTGAAGTCTCCAACGCGGTACGGTTGAAGTGCTTCATGCCGTTCGGTACATCGGTAATGATAAAGAAGGCGTTGGTGTCTGTCAGGAAGTGATTGACAGAGTAACCTTCCGGAATCGAACCGTTGTTGCGAAGGGCGTTGATGTCGTTGTCAGCCGTGCCAACTCGACCTTCAGTCTCAAGCAAACGAGTTGCTACAAACTGAAGCGCGGGTGGAACGATCAAACGACGGGGTCGGGCCGCGATCAGCAGACCACGCTCGTCGGTAAATGCGGCGATGTTAATCACAGCATCTTCCAGCGAGGTCTCGTTCAGATCAGCCGCAACGGCAGGACGGTTGGCGTTAGTGCCACCGTTTACCAGCGGGTGAGCTGTGCTGAACAGCGTTACGCCGTCTCCAGACTGGTAAGACGTGAAGCCGTTGTTAAGGGGGTTAGCCGCCTTAACCTGCTTGGTGTGAGCCATAGCCCGAGCCAGCGCCTTGGTATAACGAGCAGACAGAGAGTCATACAGGTTATCTTCCATAGCTTCTTCAGTGATGGAGAAGCCAAGGGCGATGGTTTCGTGGTTATAGCGAGCAGTGAACGACTCCTGTGCCGAGTCATAGCTGATGGCCGCGCCTTCAGCTTTAACCGGTGCGGCACCAAAGCCGGACAACTTCACTTCTTCTTCAAACGAACGCTCAGATGATTCAGTTTCGTAAATCATCGTGTGCTCGTCATCATACCGCTCATACTCCAACCCAAACAAAGCGTTAAGGCCGGGGAGCAGTTCTTTCAGCATTTGTGCGCGTGAAATAGCCATTACCTAGTTCTCCTTAAACGCCAAGTGCCGTTTCGTAAGCATGGCTCAGGGGCAGGTACGTCACAACACAGTCGGTGTAAGCATCACCTACTGCGCTGGAAGGACCGTCCACAAAGTCAATAATACGAAGCGGGAACGTGTTGGTGGTTGCGATTGTGCTAGCGTCCAAAGCATTTTTGCTTCGGCCAATAGCGGTTGAGCCAGCAGTGCTGACAGCCTGCACGTTGTTGCCCAGACCAGTCTGAGCGATAGATCCGTCGCCCTGCATTTGGAACAGGAGCTTGGGATCGTCAACGATGTAAGCCATAGCATCTGACGCTACCGTGCCGGTAGGCCAGTACTGACTGAAAGTAAGCTGTCCAGTGCCGGGGTCGGTATAGGAACAGCCGACAAAAATGCCGACAGTGCCTGCAACAGCCGCAGTAGTAACTGCCGCCTTTTCTACCGTACCCGCCGCGACCAGCTTGGCGAAATCACCATAAAAGATGCTTGTGGCGTAGCCTGAAGCAATCTTGATATGGCGTACTTTTCCGGTGAAGGAACCAGAGGCACTTAGAGTGCCTACGGGTTCTGCACCCATCGGAGTAGCTGATGTAGCCATCTTTGATCTCCATTACGAGAGTTAAAGGCCGGCGCTCTCCGTTTTACCGAAGTCAGCTCCGACCAAAGGTAGTCCGAGTTGACCGCTCAGGATTCAGAACGGGCATTCGGGGGTCGTTTTGCTTGAGGAAGTTGTTGTCCACGGACTCCATCTGACTCTCAGCCATCCGCTGGAAGTATTCCTCTCGTTGCTTCACCTTGCCCTCTGGGGCTTTGCAAAGTAACAAGCCGCCGATCTCAATGTTCCCTTCAAAGCGGGAACCGATATCAGACATGACTTCCAGCTCAGGATGATCCTCAGCTTTTACCGGAACCCATCCCTCTCTGAATTTTTGAGAGACATTCGTGTTGTCCGCTTTGCCTAATGTGCTGGTGCGTACCCAACGGAATACCCAGCCGTCTTGCGGCTCGGGCGTTGGTAATACGGAGGCCGGTATCCACGAATCGGATGGTCTTTGTTCAACTTCTCTGGACTCAGCGTCCCTTTTATTGCGCTGTTCTGCCATTTTAGGACTCCTTAATGAGCTGGTTGGCATACTGTTCTGGGGTTAACCCTAGTCGCTTTGCGAGAGCGAGTTGGGTGCGGCTCAACCTCACTTTGCGTGGTTTTGCGCCGTTATTCCTAGAGGAAGGCGCCACTACCACGGAAGGGCTTCGGGAAGTCGAGGAAGACTGTTCGTCTGAGCCACTGTCTCCTTCGCCGAAGTAGTCTGGAAACCGTGACCGCATAGTGCGATCAATAGCTTCAAAGTATTCATCCGAGTTAGGGTCGTAGCCCTCGTCGCGGATGAGTTTTTCGTGCACGCCGTAAGCCAGCGCGGTCATATCTTTCTCTTGGCCAAACCAAGGGTTTTGCTCTGCCCACATCACCGCCTTTGGGGACGGCTTTGGGGGTTGTTGAACTGCCGGTTGCTTTTGCGGGGCCGGCTTAAACTGCTCCGGCGCCTGCTTGGGGCGACGCTGGATTTCGCTTAATTGGTAGTCGGCAGACTTGAACTCTGACTGCGCATTGATAAGAGCCTCTTGCGCTTCCAGAATCTTGTCTGTGTTACCTTCTTCGTAAGCCTGCCGATAGCTATTCTTAGCTTGATCGACAGCCATAGCCGCTCGCTCTCGTATCTGATGTACCAGATACTGCTCGCCTTCCTGAATGATCTTATGGTATTGCTTACTCTGCTCCGCATATTGTTGAGCAACTCGGATAGCCTCTTCGCGAAGGCGCTCTGCTTCCTCGCGTTGACGGCGCTCCTCATGCTGTTGATAGCGGAGCTTATTGATTCGTTTCTTAACCTTCTCGGAGTAACCCTCCAGCTCGTCATCGTCGCTCTCCTCTGCCCTGACCGCTTTGGCTTCTTTGGCTGGCGGGCGCCGATCATCTGGGGGTCGGTCATCGATAACCTCAATATCGATGTCGGAATCATGGGTGCCTTCATTTGGCTTCTTACCAATAACGGTCTTGACGCCAAAAAACTTGTCTTCAGCAGAATGCTCCTGCTGTTCCATTTGCTCTTCGCTCATACCTTCTGTATCCCCCTCGGGTCGTCTACAACTGCCTCGACACTATCGTCGTTGATAAGGCGGAACTCTTTACCGTGGATCTTGAACCGCGTTCCACTGTATGAGCGCATCAGCACCCAGTCGCCTTCTTTGCAATACGGGCCATTCGGAAATCGCTTTTCATCGTTGTAAGCGTCCGCGCCCATCTTCAACACAAAACCGCAAATGGAACCGATCTCCTCGATATCCATCGTCTGTTTTGCCTTGAGTATGCCGCCCTCCGTTTTTTCATCGGGTTCCGGAAGGGCTATAAGCAGTTTGTACCCCTTGGGATCGGGTAGTTGACTAGCAGTTTTTTGCTCTTCAGTCATGATTCCTTTTCCTGCACCAGAGTTAGGCGTCTGGCGTCACCATGCGCTACACCGCGTAGCGAATTATTCGCGCTCTATCCTGTCGTTTAGGTCAAGAAGTGCGCGTTCCGCGTAGGCTAATCCCTGAATGATTCCTACACAGCGAGAGTATTCCTCCATGTCCTTACATCCGCCGACCGCTATATGGTCGGTGATCTCGTTCATGTGATTGCGATATTCGTTTTGGAGCGCCTGCAACATGTTGTTGCTTGCTTTTTTAGTCATCAATTAAGTCCCTGACGAGGTTGAAACCGGCCTTAAATCCTTCGATTTGTTTTTGCGACTCATCCTTTTCCCTTTGGGTGTTCATCTTGGAGGCGAGTCGTGCGCTTTCAATGCGCTCTTGTTGCTCCATTTTCTGGAGATCAACCATGGATTTGTTGCGGGACTTTTCAAGATCGACCTGTATCTTGGCCATCTCGGCCTGCGCCTTAGCCATAGCCTGCTGTTCTTTGATGGCCAACTCTTTCTGTTGCATCTGAACAATCGGGTCTTGCATTTGTTTGGCGTTTTGCTCGGCTTGGGCCATCATCTTGGCCTTGCCGGTAACCTGATCTGCCGCTGGGGCAACCAGTCTGGAAATGCGGAGTTCTATATCCTCCGGAAGTTTTTCGTCTGGGCCGGGAAGCTCCACGCCCAGTTGCTGTTCGATCTTGGCGCGGTATGCGAATGCAACGTGCTCTGCGATGTGAGCAGACATTGCCGCATTGAGCGCCTTGGCGTTAGGTGCCTTAGAGGACATCTCCAGAATCTCTGGGTTCTGCATGAATGCCATGTGGACCTGAATGTGCGCCTCATGATCCTGATAAATGAACGCCTTGACCGGCTCGCCGGTAATGATGTCCATATTTTCGGTAACGGGATCGGTTGGCTTGATATCGTTCTCGGTTGGAACGATCTTGTCCGCATCCTGAATGCCCAAAACATCCAGCATCTGGCGATGCAAAAGAGGCATGTCGTACATCTGCGGAGCTTGCGCGGCTAATTGCAGGGCCGCTTGGTACTGCATAATTCGCTGGGCCATAGTGCCAGCGTTAGGATCGCTAACGGGTATAATATCGACGCGATCATCAAAATCTTGAATGACTACCTGCCCGTTGTCAGTGTCATACGGATATTCTTCTGGGCCGTAATCCCTGACAATTTCCGACAGGATCTTCAGCTCACGCGAGACGGCGGCATGGACACGGGCTTGAACCGCGCTCATTACCTTCATTTCCCGCTCAAGCACAGCAAGCGTGGTGCCAACCGGCGCTTCGCCGTTAATGTCTGAGGCTTTTACATCCGCCGCCGATGCGAATCTCCGTCCTTCTTGCACGATGTCCCCGAGCAACTGGTATAGGACGTTGCTGGGTTCCTTGTAAGGCAGGAACGAGATGTTGTCGCGGATTGCGCCACCCGGAACGTCTACGTCTCGGAACTCTCCGGGCATGATGGGAGTATCATCGCCCTTGATTCGGAGTCCCCGAGATTTCAATCCTCCCGGTAGGTTGGCAAGCGTTCCGGCGTCTACCAACTGTCTCAGCAACGAAGTCGCCGACTTAGACAATCCGCCGATCATATGTACTAGGCCAAAGCCATAGAAGCCGAGTCCGGGCAGATACTGGTAGTGGACGTAGTGATCCCGCTTCAGCTTCTTGGGGTCGTCCTCGTACCAGTTGCGCCGGATGGACAGTATGGTTCTGGATGACTTGTCAATGGTAACGACATACGGCAACGCAATCCCCGTGGGGACGCCGCGATCCATGTCTTGGAACCCGATCAAGTCGATATCAACGTGCATCTCCAGCAGGGTGTGCCGGTTGTCAAACTCGTAGTTATCCGAGTCACCGGTCAGCCTGTCGTATTTCTGCTGGATCTCAGAGATATCGGGTGCCGGCGGGGGCAGATCGATATCGCTGTAGAAACCCGCCACCTGTAACTTGCGGATTTCATTGGAAGTTTTCTTCATTACATGCGTTGCACGCTCGCATGTCGAGAGGTCTGACGCGCCGTAGCTGACAACAAAGTCCTCTGCGGGGACAAACATCGCGCAAGGACGGCCCATGCTGGGGTCAAAATACACCTTGCGGAACGCAGAGCCGGCAATCGGCAGAGAGAACAGCATCTTCTCTGTCTCTGTGCGGTACTCGGTCATGCGCTGTGTGATCAAGTAATTCAGGTAGTTCTGGACCCTGTGCGCCTGTTTAGTCTTCTCATCGGTAATTTTTCCGACGATAGTGGTCTTTACAGGCCCGCTTGCAGGATAAATCTCCTGTATTGTCTGGGCTTGGAAGCGGATGACCGCCTCGGAAAGCATGGGGTGAAACACGCCACAGGCGCCTTCCCACGGTGTTGATCGGTCTTCAAACTTTAAACCCAACAAGTCAAGGCCACGGATGTAGGAATCTTCCCAGTCCGCCCGACTGTTACGGTCAGCATCAAACTGCGCAACAAGCTCGCTCGCCAGAGAGTCAAGATCGCCTTCGCTCATGAACTCAGCCAGATTGGAGTCGTGGCGGACCCCCATCAGCTCAGGGGCGTTGGGGTCAAGATCAATGACCATCCCGCCCTCTTCGTCGAATATCCCAACTGATTCGGGATTTTCAATCACGATCTCAAGCTCTTCACCCCCTGCGTCTTCCACGTCAAAGGGTGTGGCCAGCCTGTCAATAGCCATATTCAGCCCATCTTGTTGGAGTGGTTACGGCCTTTTGTGGCGGCGCCACAGCCACGGGCCATACCGCC